GATGCAATATTAAATGATATTCTTGCTGAAACAGCAGCAAATGATGATTGGAAAAAAATAACCGAAGAACCACAAGTTCAATCTGTAACAGAAAATACTCAAGGATTACCTGACCATCTGGCAAATGCTCTTAACAAAGATTATTCACAAGTAATGAAAAAAGTAGAAGAAAAGGCAAAGTTTAAAAATGGCCAAGCATAATATTAAACAAAAATTTTATGAAGCATTTAGAGACAATATTGGTAAAGAATATGTAGAAGAAAATTCAGATTCTAATGCTGAAGATAAAATTAAAAAATTGTCAAATGCTTTAGGTGATGCTGTAATTGATTGGGTACTAGAGCAACCATTTACAGTCACTAATCTTAAAGCAAGTGTGGTGGGTTTGACAACTACACCTTCAGTACCAGGTGCACCATCTGGAATTATTAATCCTGATGGTAAACCAGGAATTGCAACTGTATCAGCAGTTGCTCCAACTGAAGGTGTATCGGCAACGAACCCACTAGCAGCTGCTGAATCACAAACATCTACTGTACAATTATTAAGACAAAATGCAATTGGTACTGAGGACGTATAATGCCAATACTCGACAGAAGAAAAGATAGATTTGTAGAAGACCAAGATACAAGAGTGTCTGTGGGGATTGACTTTCCTTTTGGTAGAGTTCCAAATGGCGATGGGTATTTTAAAACTACAAAGACAACAATAGATTCAATTAAAAACAATATCAAACTTCTTCTACAAACTAATCAAGGTGAAAGAATGTTTCAACCAAACTTGGGAATGAATTTAAGAAACCTTTTATTTGAACCTATGACCGAAGACTTAACAATACAAATAGAAAATAATATTGTAGATGTGTTTGAAAGATGGCTACCTTTTGTCGAGTTAAGAAATATAAATGTAGAAAGAAGAAACGAGGCAAATCAAACAAAAATTAATATAGAATTTAATATAAGAAGAACACCTAATAGTTTAGAAAGTGTTCAAGTTACATTTGATGGTGTTGGTGGTGGAGAATCAACAACACAAGAAACTGGTGGAGCATATTAAAATGGCATATACAGAGAAACAAAAATTAGTACCAACGAATGTGAACTACACAAGTAAAGACTTTAGTTCAATAAAAGCTGATTTGATTGAGTATACTAAATCTTACTTTCCTGATACATACAAAGACTTTAACGAAACATCACCTGGTATGATGTTAATAGAATTGTCAAGTTATGTTGGTGACGTACTTTCTTATTACATAGATTATAATTACAAAGAAAATTTATTAGCAACAGCAACAGAAAAAAGAAACATTCGTAGATTAGCTGAATTTCTTGGATATAAAACTCCAAACAAAACACCATCGGTTGTTAAGTTAAAAGTAGAGACAACAATAAATGCTGATGGAACAACAGGCGAACCTTTATTTGGTGAAGCTCCATCCTCAATAGATAGTGGATTACAGATTGCTTCAAACATAGACTCACAGATTCTTTTTGAAACAACTAATGAAATAGATTTTACAGCAAGTGGTTCAGGTGATCCTGCTGTAAGTGCTCCGATACTTGATGGTAATGGAGAAGCTAGTTCATATACTTTGACAAGATTTGTCAGAGCTGTATCTGGCCAAACCAAAACAAAAACATTTAATGTAACAAGTCCTACTAAATTTTTAGAGTTAGACTTGGGTGAGGATGATGTAATTGAAATAATTAAATGTGAAGATGCCTCAGGACAAAGATGGTATGAGGTTGATTATCTAGCACAAGAAAAAGTTTTAAAAGAAACTCATTATAGTGACTCAAATGAAGAAACAACATCTGGTGTAAGAACATCTGCTTATGACCAAGGCGAATCTACTGATACTATTTCATCGATACCCATACCTTATGTTGCTGAATATATAAAGACAAACAAAAAATTCACATCTAAATTTGACGAAGATACACAAACATATAAAGTACAATTTGGAAATGGATTATTTAGATTTAGTAATTCAGGTTCAAATGTAGATCCTGTAGAACAAGCTGGTATAACAATAAATGGAGTGAATTTATCTGATATAGGTAGTTTTGGAAACACTACCATAGGCAATAATCTGAATTTAGGTGAAACACCATCTAACACCGCATTGACTTTTACTTATAGAGTTGGCGGTGGAGCTGAGTCTAACATTCAAGTTGGAGAGCTAACTACTGTCAATAATGCACCAACTGGTGTAACTATAACTGTAACAAATGATGAACCGGGTGTAGGTGGAACTGATGGTCAAACTGTAGAAGAGATTAGACAAAACGCTTCTGCTTTTTTTGCTTCTCAACTTCGTTGTGTTACAAAAGAAGATTACCAAACAAGGATACTGTCTCTCCCACAAAAGTTTGGTAGTATTGCTAAATGTTATGTTGAAAGATTAGATGGTGGGACTCTTTTAGTTTCTACTCTTTCTTATAATCAAGATAAACAATTAGTTCAAACACCACAACTCGTATTACAAAATATTTCCACTTATCTAAATCAATTTAGAATGATAAATGACCAAGTAGATTTTGGATTTACAATAAGAAACTCTTTATATTCTGGATACATAGTAAACTTTGGTGTTAGATTCGTAGTTAATGGTGATAGAAGATTTAATTCAACAGAAGTAAAGTTAAATGTGATAGATACAATTAAAAGTTTCTTTAAAGTAGAAAAAATGCAGTTTAGACAATCAATAAATCTAAATGATTTACAATATAATATCTTAGGGTTAGATGGTGTAATCGGAGTTAAAGAATTAAAACTATTTCAAGATGGCACCGATGAATATGCTAGTGGTAGAAAATTATATAATTTACAAGGAGATGGGGAAGCTGTATCTGGTGGAGAAACAGACTATGGATTTCAGTATAATTTTGAAAATGCTCTTGTGGATGGGGTTTACAGACCGTCAATAACACCATCGGTATTTGAGTTAAAAAATCCTAATCAAGACATATATGGAAAGGTAGTATAATGCATAGATATTTTTTTACAACTAAGGATACTTTTATTAATAGTGGTTCGAATGAACTTACGGGTGAAGATTTCAAAGACAAAAATGTTGGACAAGACGAAGTTCTTGAACTAAAAAAAGTTTTTTTTGATAGGGCATTTCACCATCCAACTCGTGTCCTTGTTCAGTTTGATACAGCAGAAATAGAAAACTATATTAGTTCATCTGTGTTACCTAATGATTATAAAGTTAATCTTAGACTATACGAAACGGAAGGTACAAGTGGTTTAAGTGAAGAGTATACAATTGCTGCTTATCCTATAAGTGAATCTTGGGATGAGGGTGTTGGTAAAGAGTCAGATGTTCCAAAAACAACAGATGGATGTAGTTGGAAGTTTAGACAAAACAGAGAAGGAGCTTCTGAGATAGAATGGGCTACTGCGGGTGGTACATATATTGCTGAGGATGAAGTATCACAATCATTTTCCTCTGAATCACCAGATATCAATATGGATATAACTTCTTTGGCAAATAAATGGTTTGGTGGAACAAATACTAATTATGGAATGTTATTAAGATTTTCTGGTAGTAGAGAAACATCAAGTGGAAGTTTTGAAGACCTTAAATTTTTCTCAAGACAAACTAACACCATTTATTCTCCAAAGATAGAACTTAAATGGGATGACCATCTACCAGCAACTGGCTCAAATACAGGTAGTTTAACTTCTTTAGATGTTAGTGGTAATAGTGAAAACTATTTATATCCAATACATTTTAGAGAAGCATACAAAGAAACTGAAACTGTTAAGTTTAGATTTGGTGCTCGTAAAAGATACATACAAAAATCATTTACAACTTCAGTTCAAACTGTGAGTGGTAGTTTCATACCACATGGTTCAGGTTCTTACTCTATTATAGATATGGCAACAAATGAATCAGTTGTTCCATTTAGTGCTTACACAACAATGAGTTGTGATACTACTTCTAACTATTTTAAACAAGACCTAAATGCTTTTGAACCTAATCGTGCTTATAAGATTTTGATTAAGGTCAATCATAATGATGGTCAGGAGATAATCTACGATAACGATTTTGAATTTATATTGAGGACTTAGAATGGCTAACTATGGAACAAGTCAATCAACAGAAACAAGTCAATTAACTGGTTTCGGAGGCGAACAAGCAGAGGGTACAAGTGATAATCCTATTGTAGAAGTTAATTTACAAGCAACTGCAACTGATAATTTTTTCTTTCAAAATAATCCTGAAGAACAATACATAGGACTTTATCATCGTCATGAAGATGGAACTTTGATGACTGGTATTGGTGAATTAGAACTTGTTCATGACATGAATCCTGATGAAATTATTTTTAGAAAAATTTCTTATCAAGATATACAAGACACTCGTGAAAGGGTAAGTGATCTTTTTTACAAAATATGGTTTGAGTCTAATACACTTACTGAACAAGAAATATTTTCAATGCAAACCACGATTCGTGATGGTATAAAACAAACAGGTCGTAATGAAGATGAACCTCTTGTATTTTATAAGAAAGATAGAAACACATTAGAAAGTAGAAAAGATTTACAAGGTGACACTTTTGAACAAATATGTCAGTACATTTTTGATAATGCTATTAATAATTTAGAGGGACTATTTACACTTCAAGTAACACCTGCGCCACCATCGGATGGTCAAGATGTTTTAGAATATAAAATAAATTTTATACATGGAAGTGTTTTACATACAATAATAGTTGCTAAAAAAGTAGGAAATACTTTTACAGATATTTTAAATCTTAGTCAGTTAACAAAACCAAAAACAAGTACAAGTGTAGATCCTGAAAAAGCTCGTGAGGTATTAGACACAAATATATTTGAATTACTTCCAAATCAAACAACTCGTCAAGATCAAGTAAATGACTTCTTCACAGAGTTTGATAATTTAATAGGACCAACACCAGTTTTTCAAGACGTAGATGGTGATGGTGTTGGCGAAGACATACAAAATAAAGAACAAGACGAACAATCTCGTATTAGTTTTGAAAATCAACCAGGTGCTT